CCGATGATCGAAGTGCATCTTCTGGTGGTGCATTGCTGACCCGTGCGAAGACTTTTGGATAAGGACTGATATGTCATCTTTTACCGACTACACCGAAAATCTAGTTTTAAATTTTCTACTCACAGCCAACACGGCCACACGCCCCACGGCTTGGTATATCGGCCTATTCACGGCTGCACCCAGTGACACTGGTGGCGGCACTGAGGTGTCTGGCAGCGGCTATGCGCGAGTGGTGACTGGCACAATCACTGTCTCCGGCACAAGCCCCACAAACGCAACAAATGCAGCGGCCATCGAATTTGCAGCTGCCAGTGGTGGAAACTGGGGATCAATTGGCTGGGCCGGCATCTTTGATGCATCTACTTCCGGCAATCTATTAGCCTGGGCAGCGCTATCAACTGCACGCACCATCAATGATGGCGATGTGCTGCGCATTCCAGCTGGCGACCTTGATGTCACATTGACATGACATGGCAGCCTATGGTCTTGGCCCGTATGGACAAGGGAATTATTCCTATGGCGTAAGCCTTGGGGCAGTTACCCTTGCAGCCACCAGCACGGCTGCATTTGACGCAAGACGCATCTGTATAGGCGCGTTTTCTGTTTCAGCTTCAAGCACAGAGACTGTCTCGGCCAACGTGGTCAAGACGACATCTTTCTCGGTTTCAGCGTCTAGCAGTGCCACAGCTGCTGCACAAAGGGTGGCCAATGCCTCGGCCACGGCCTCAAGCGCCAGCACAATGTCAATCAGCGCTTTGCGCTATGCGGTGGCAGCTTCAACCTTTGCAGCCACATCTAGCGCCAGCTTTGCAGCCACTAGGGTGGCCATTGGGGCATTTGCCTCAGTCGATGAAAGCACCATGTCTGTGGCGGCCATCAGGGTCCCACTGATTCAAATCCTGATTGAAGACTTTGCCACAATGACTGTGGCCACCAAGGTGGTGTTAGGCGCGTCAGTGCTGATGGCGGCCCAGTCTGAAATGACTGTCAATAGCACTCGCACACAAACTGGTGCAATCAATTTCACTTGCACATCGACCATGACTGTCGATGGCAATCTAAAATGGGTCCCTGAGTCTGATACGGCAGAAACTTGGGATGCGATCTCTGACAATGCAGAGACTTGGACACCGATCACAGACACATCAGAAACATGGGATGCAATTGCTGACAGCAGTGAAACTTGGACTGCAATTGCGGATAATAGCGAAACTTGGCAAATAGCCGCATAGGGGTAAATATGGCAGATACAACCACAACGAATCTATTGCTTACCAAACCAGAGGTTGGTGCATCCACTGACACCTGGGGAACGAAAGTCAATACAGATTTAGACTTGATTGACGCATTGTTTGATGCAGGCCCGTTGCTGAAAGTCACCAAGGGCGGTACTGGTGTTGGCACAAGTACAGGCTCTGGCAACAATGTATTGTCAACAAGCCCTACCCTAGTAACTCCTATCCTTGGAACACCCACTAGCGCAACCTTAACGAACGCTACAGGTCTTCCTATTGCTACAGGTGTATCAGGATTGGGAACTGGTGTAGCAACCTTTCTAGCGACTCCATCAAGTGCAAACCTAGCGGCTGCTTTGACAGATGAAACTGGTAGCGGTGCTAATGTCTTTGCGACAAGCCCGACACTTGTTACTCCTATCCTTGGAACTCCAACAAGCGCAACATTGACTAATGCAACTGGTTTGCCAATTAGCACAGGTGTTTCTGGGTTGGGTACTGGTATTGCTACTGCTCTAGCGGTTAATACAGGCTCTGCGGGTGCGCCAGTATTGTTCAATGGTGCATTGGGTACGCCCTCTGGTGGAACTTTAACAAGCTGCACAGGCTTACCTAATGCGGGTTTAGTAAATAGTTCAATCACCATTGGTGGAACTGCTATTGCATTGGGTGCTTCATCTAATGCGCTTGCTAATGACATTACTATTAATGGTCATACTGTTGGTCGTGGTGGTGGTGCTGTGGCTTCCAATGTTGCGGTGGGTACTAGTGCTTTGGCGGGAAATAGCACAGGCGCAACCAATACTGCCGTGGGGCATCGGGCTGGCGCCTCCATTTTAAGTTCAGACAATACAGTTGTTGGTAATGATGCTGGACGAGTAATTACTACAGGAAGTAACAACACTGCGCTTGGCTCTTATGTAATGAATAACAGCGCAGGTGTAACAGGCTCTGACAATATTGGTGTTGGACGAGCAGTTCTTAGTCTGTTAACAAGTGGTTCATACAACGTGGCTGTGGGTAATTTGGCTCTTACTGCCAACACCACAGCATCTAACAATACGGCTGTAGGTTATCAAGCGGGGTATACAAATCAAACTGGTGGGTCTAATGTTTTTATTGGTCAAGTTGCTGGCTATTCTGCAACAGGAAGTGAAAACTGTTTTGCAGGTGTAGGCGCAGGTTACTCCTCAACTGGTAGTTTCAACACTTTTGTTGGTAGAGGGACTGGTACTGCCGCTGGTAGCAGTATGACCACAGGCTCTAAGAATACAATTCTTGGCGGCTACAACGGCAACCAAGGTGGCTTAGACATTCGCACAGCAAGCAACTACATCGTGCTGTCTGATGGGGATGGGAATCCACTTATCTCTACAGCAGACAACCAGACAGTTGCACTTGAAGGCGCAGTCCCTAACGCTGGCACAGGCATCACATTCCCCGCAACTCAATCAGCATCATCAAACGCTAATACTTTGGATGACTATGAGGAGGGAGTTTGGGTTCCTGCGTTTACTTTTTCAACAAGTGGTTCTGTAACTTACACAGTTCAGTCTGGGTACTACAGAAAAGTTGGGTCTTTAGTGTTTGTCGAATGTAATATTATTGTTGCAAGCGTATCTAGCCCAACAGGTGACGTTACTGTAAATAATCTCCCTTTTCCAGTTAGGAATCAAACCGAAAATATAGGAAGCCTGTCGATGGGACTTGTACGAATCCTTGTAAATGCTAAACCTAATATCAGAGCGTATTGCGAACTTAATTCGACAAAAATTATTTTTCCAACAAATGACACTGTTTCTGGTTCTTCTCTGTTGCAAGGCGCAGATTTGCAAGCAAATACTCTTATATATTGTTCTGGTTGTTTTATTACCGATTAACCCCAATTACCTCGGCTGGACTGTCGGGGCTGACTTCAAAAGGAAATCAAAATGTCTTTAACTAAATCAATTGCAGTAGACCAAATTACTATTGCCGAAAACGGCACAGTTCTCTATCGTGAAGCAACTCGCATTATGGAAGACGGCAAAGAAATAAGCAAAACCTATTGCCGTTCAACACTCACACCCGCACAAGACCTAACAGGCGTTCCCGCCAATGTTGTTGCTATCTGCAATACAGCATGGACTGCTGAAATTGTTAGTGCTTATCAAGCGGCTCAAGAAAGCGTAACACCATGACAACTTTTACAACCCGCATTACAGCAATGTACACCCTGCAACAACCCTCACCTGTCTATGTTGTTAATGCAATTTGGCAAGGAGATGGGGTATCTGGTGAATACACTGCATCAATCGGTGGCAACACACAATTCAATTCTGCTGACCAAGAGGGTGCAATAGTGCCTTATGCAAGCCTTACAGAAGCAATCGTCATTGGTTGGATTCCTGCTGACGCTATTGCAAGCGCACAAGCGTGTGTTCAAGGTCAGATTGACTCAATGATTACACCTCCTGTTAGCCCTGCAAATACTGCTTTGCCTTGGAGTGCAGCATGAAATTAGAGTTAGACGTTAACGAGATTAACTTTGTATTACAAACTTTGGGGCAGTTGCCCTCTAGTAGTGGCGTGTGGCCTCTTATCGTAAAGATTAAAGAACAGGCTGAAGCGCAAGTTCCTAAAGAAGCGCCAGCTGCTGAGTGATCATGGATGCGGATGTTGACAAAAGGCTTGCCGTGCATGAAGCGATCTGTTTAGAGAGATACAACAACATTGATCGGTCACTGCGCGATGGGGACAAGCGCATGACCAAGATTGAATACTTGCTCTATGCGGTGATCATTGCGGTCTTGTTTGGACCAGGTGTCGCTGCCGAATTCGTCAAGAAAATATTCGGGCTATGAGAGACTGGGCCGTGGCAATCATTGCTGCGGCCTTGCTTGTTCTGACCATTGCATGGTCTTTTTTTGTCATCATTTTGTTTTGGCCATGATTTATGCTCTGGTCCTATTAGCGGCCATCGAGTACAGATGCGTCAAGTGGACATGGACCGGTGATGTCTACAATCGGAGGGTTATCTGTCTTAAATGGGAAAAGATTGAACGGAAGTAATCATGGACCCGATGTTAGCCCTGGCAGGGATACAAAACGCCATCAGCATGGTCAAGAAGGCCAGCAAGGTCGCATCCGACCTTGGCTCACTCGCGCCAATGATTGGCAAAATGTTCGATGCCAAGAGTGCGGCCACCAAGGCACTGATCGAAGCAAAGAAGAGCAAAGGTTCCAACATGGGAACCGCCCTCCAGATTGAGATGGCACTGGAGCAGGCCAGAGCCTTTGAGGAAGAGTTAAAGATGCTCTTTATGACCACAGGTAAGGTCGATGTCTGGAATAAGATTAAAGCCCGTCAGGACCAGATGGATATCGATGATGCTAGAGAACTGAGGTCTTTAGAGAAGGCAGAGAAGGCGGCCAAAAAGAAAGAAGAAGAGATGAATGAGTTGGCCATGATCATTGGCGGTGTGGCTTTTGTTTTGTTCCTGGTCGGAATTGGTATCTATGAACTCATGGAGTTTTGTGACACCACTAAAAGGTGTGGGCGGTGAATGAGTACCAGAAGACCTTTGACCTATGCCTCAAGATATTCGTTTACGGGTGTGTGGCATTATGGTTTCTTGGCTTCTTGAAGTTTTTGCCGGATGACTTATCTGACAAAATTGTCAATTTACTGCTGGGCAGAGTAGGATTGGGAAAATGAGATATCTATTGCTTCTTTTACTGCTGACTGGCTGCGAAGATCGTTATCGATACAAGTGCCAGAATCCTGATCATTTCCATGCACCAGAGTGTCAGAAGCCAAAGTGCTTATTTACCCAGATGTGTCCAGAATACTTGGTCGCACCCATACTTGAAAAGAAGGTGAATGATGTCCAGCCAGAAGCAAAATCTAACCCCTGACGAGATTGAGGTCAGAGTCTGGGGCTTTGTGGTCATTGCGGTGACTTGCATTCTTTGCTTCATTGTGGTCGCGCTTTTGTACTCAGTGACCTTTGTCACCCAGCCAATCAAATCAATGGCCCCCATTGACCAGGCTTATACAAAGATGCTGAACGACATTGTTTTGCTCATTGTTGGCGGCATTGGTGCGGTGATGGGCAAGAAGGCCGTGGGGTCTGCTGCCAAGGCTTTTGGTGGCCAGCAGTCCATGCAGCCGATGGGCCAGTGCATAGGCCAGCCCATGCAAGGCTATGGCCAGCAATACGGCTACAGCAACAATCACGGCTTTAACGCAAAGACCAACGGCATCCCATCACAGCCATTTGGTGCAATGCCCACCTGGACCAATCCAGAGCTAGATGAGTCATGGACCCCTGGTCCACCACCAGACACGCCACCGGACCATCTTGAGGATGACCATGAGCGCGTGCAATTGGCAGCTGCCAGACAGGAGGCTGAATAATGTTTGGAATACCACTCCCTTGGATTGCATTTGCTGTGGGCATTGCCTTGTTCGGCTCTTACCGAGGTGGCTATCACTATGGATGGACAGACAGGGACAATGACATGAAGCTGGCCATTGCCCAAAAGAATGATGAGGCCAGAGCCAAAGAGGCAGAACTTAGCACTAAGTTGATTGATCAGGAAACGAAACTCAGAAAGGCCCAAGATGATGTCAAGAAAAAACAGTCTGCTATGCATGAGCTTGCTCGCACTGGCCGGCTGCGCCTCCCCACCGCCAGTTGTCCACAAGCCAGTCCAAGTGCCACCATTGCCACTGGAAATCCACAACCCAGCCAGCCCGATGAAAGCGAACTTGAGCGACAGACTATTGCAACTCTTATCGACCTCGCAGCCGAAGGAGACAAAGCCATCACCAAGCTCAACGCCTGCGTCAGCGCCTACGAAGAAGTAAGGAGAATCGTCAATGGTCAATAGTGAGCAATTGTCTAGGCTGCACATTGGCCCAGAGTGGGTCGATGCGCTCAACGAAACATTCCAGCGCTTTGACATTTCAACGCCATTGCGTCAGGCTGCCTTTATCGGCCAGTGTGGCCATGAATGCGGTAATTTCAGAATCCTTGAAGAGAACTTGAACTACAGAGCCGAGGCTTTGCAAAAGCTCTGGCCAAGGCGCTTTGATGCGGCCAAGGCCCAGATGTGTGCCAAGAATCCCAAGCTCATTGCCAACACTGTCTACAGCAGCCGAATGGGCAACCGAGACGAGGCCAGTGGTGATGGGTACAGATTTAGAGGCCGAGGATGCATCCAGCTCACAGGGTCTGCGAACTACCACCATGCTGGCAAGGCGCTGGGTGTGGACCTGATCATGCAGCCAGAGCTGGTGGCCACACCCCAGTATGCTGCGCTGACTGCCGGCTGGTTCTGGGACACCCACAAGCTCAACAAGTATGCAGACAACCAAGACTATAAGACCATGACCAAAAAGATCAATGGCGGGTTTATTGGCCTAGACGACAGGATCAAACACATCAACCATGCACTGTCTGTCCTGACATAATTAGCCATGGCCACCAAGCAGCAACAATTAGAGACTCCATCGATACCGAGTCTGGGTTTCCCCCCAGAGGCGTATGAGCGCAGGCACTTGAATGAGAACTACAGCTCATTGAATGGATACTTTAGAAAGCTGACCACAGTGCTGGGGTCTTTGTTTGGACCCAAGGGTGGCAAGTTTATGAATAACCCCCATGGGGCATTTCAAGACTCAACCGACCAAACGGCTGCCAACACCACCACGGCCTATGCGATCACATTCAACACAACAGACTTTTCCAATGGCGTGACAATGGCCAGCGGGTCCAGAATCACTGTGGCCGATGCCGGAATCTGGAACTTGCAGTTTTCCATTCAACTAAAAAACACCACAAACGATGGTCAAGATGTGGATATTTGGTTTCGCAAGAATGGTACAAACATTGACAACTCAAACAGCAGATTTCACCCTCCTCCAAGAAAAAGTGCTGGTGACCCAAGTCATATCATTGCTGCATTGAATTTCTTTATTGACATGGCTGCTAATGATTACATTGAGATCATGTGGAGAACTGAAAACACTGGTGTAAGTATTGAGCATTTTGGGACAAGCACCAGCCCCACACGGCCAGCAGTACCATCAGCCATTGTCACGATGAGCTTTGTGTCCAACTTACCAACATAATCAAGCCATGTACATACCCCTCAAACTCCCCCCAGGCATTTACAGAAACGGCACTGAGTACCAGTCAGCAGGCCGGTGGTATGACGCAAATCTGGTGCGCTGGTACGAGAATACTTTGCGGCCCATGGGTGGGTGGAGAAAGCGCTCATCGACCCAGATCAGCGGGATGTGCCGAGGCTTCTTGAGCTGGCGCGACAATAGCGCGACACGTTTTACCGGCATTGGTACGCACACCAAGCTCTATGCCATGAGCGAGTCTGGCACGATCAAGGAAATCACCCCGACTAGCTTTACAGCCGGTGTCGCAGATGCCATTGTCAAGACGGGTTACGGCTACAGCGACTATGGCAAATTTAGCTATGGTGTGGCCAGACCTGATTTGGGTGCAATCACTCCGGCCACCACATGGTCAATGGACACATGGGGCCAGTATTTGATTGCCTGCTCCAATGCCGATGGCAAGCTCTATGAGTGGCAACTGGGTTTCACAACCCCCACACTCGCAGCTGTCATCACCAATGCCCCAACGAGCAACAAGGCGGTCATGGTGACTGCCGAGCGCATCATGTTTGCCCTTGGCGCTGGTGGAAACCCACGCAAGGTCCAGTGGTGCGACCAAGAGAACAATACAGTCTGGACACCGGCAGGCGACAACCAGGCAGGCGACTATGAGCTTGCAACGCCTGGCACTCTCATTGCCGGCAAACGGGTCAAGGGTATAAACCTCTTGTTTACCGATGTCGATGTCCACACGGCCCAGTATGTTGGCGCTCCATTTGTCTATGGCTTTGAGAAGGCCGGCTCTGGCTGCGGTCTCATTTCAGCCCAGGCAGTGGCTGCCATTGACACTGCTGCCATTTGGATGAGCAAGGCAGGATTCTGGATTTATGACGGATATGTCAAGCCACTGCCAAGCGATGTGTCCGACTATGTCTTTGGCAATATGAACTTCAATCAGTCATCCAAGGTCTATGCGGTCCACAACAGCCAATATGGTGAGATTTGGTGGTACTACCCAAGCAGTGGCAGCAATGAGAATGACAGCTACTGCACTTTCAACTACAGAGAAAACCACTGGAACATAGGCACATTGGCCAGAACTGCTGGCACTGATGCCGGAGTGTTCACCAACCCCATGGCCGTGTCTACAGATGGTTATGTCTATGAGCATGAAGTTGGCTTTGCTTATGACAGCGCCAGCGTCTACGCTGAGTCTGGGCCAGTGCAATTGGGCAATGGCGACAACATCATGTCGGTCAGGCAAGTTGTGCCAGATGAGCAGACACTGGGTGAGGCGGTGGTTTCATTCAAAACCCGTAATTACCCCACTGGCACACAATCCACATTTGGGCCGTACACGGCAGCCAACCCGACTGATGTCCGGTTTGCAGCGCGTCAGGTCAATGTGAAGGTGACTGGTGCGGTATTGGCCGACTGGCGAATTGGGGTGATGAGGCTCGATGCAGTCCCAAGTGGAAAGCGATGAGTGACCAAGAACATTTGGAGAGG